GAGCTAATACCCCGAGAAATAATAACGATGCAAAGATACATAGAAAATCAATAATACAAAGCTTTTGGGAAAGTTTTTTTCTCATGTAAACAAAATTTTTATTTGTCACTTTTGCGCCAAAGAGTTACTTTTGCGTGAAATTGTTTCAACATAGTTTCAACATACATACACGATTATGGCAACATTCAAATATGAAATATTTAAAGATAGGAAAAGAATAGATGGCACTTACAACGTTAAGATAAGAGTCACACACAATAGGAAGCTTAAAAGGATTCCCACTTCCATATATGTTACGAAAGAAGATATAACCAAGGGGTTTAAAATCAAAAATCAGTCCATCTTAGATGAATTAAATAACATCATATCCATATATAGGAGCAAGTGCAACCTGTTGTCATTGCTCATAAACGATATGGATATAACAGAACTTGTGGAGCATATAACCAAAACTGATGAATCATCTCTAAAAATAGACTTCATTTCCTACGCCCGCAAATGGATAGATGAGAACAGAGAGAAGCATGGAATCAATGTGTATTCCTGCATGGTAAACTCTTTAACAAAATTCCTGGGACGGGAGAAATTGGATTTTAAGGAGATAAATTACAAATTCTTGAAATCGTATGAAGAACATCTCGGTCAAAGACGTGCACTCTCTTTATATATGGGAGCAATCAGGCATTTGCATAACGAAGCTAAAAAAGAATATAATGATGAAGAAGCAGGGGACATAAAGATACCATGGTCTCCATTTACCAAGTATTCTATACCTAATATAATATGTACCCGCGAAAGAGCTTTGGACGCAGATACTATCAGAGCCATATACAACCTGCCATATATACTCACTAAAGATAAAAAGGAGAAGGATTGCAGATTTAATTTTGCAAAGGATATGTTTATATTATCCTTTTGCTTGATGGGTATGAACTCGGCAGATTTGTTTCTTTGTGACACTATAAGCGAAAGCAAGGGAACGCTTACAATCACATACAACAGGGCAAAAACTGCAACAAGAAGGACTGATAAAGCAAAAATAAGCGTTAACATTCATCCCTTCATATTGCCCATATACGAAAAGTATAAGGACGTATCCGAAGAAAGAGTTTTTAGGTTATATAAAAAGTATTCCACTTATGGCAGACTCAATGTTGCCATAAATGTAGGTTTGAAACAGATAGGGAAAGTTCTTGGCATTGAAGATTTGGAATTTTACGCAGCCCGGCATTCTTTCGCTTCCATCGCACGAAACGATTTAAAAGTGGACAAAGGTACAGTAGGAGAAGCACTAAATCATGTAGATAAAGAGAACAGAATGACAGATCTATACATAAAAAAAGATTTTTCCGTAATTAATGATGTTAACAGTAGGGTTATTGATTATGTTTTTAACCCCGATATGATGAAAGGGTAAATGTAAGGCAGCTTATTGGACCGCCTTTTCAAGGTTCTCTCTGATTTGTTGGAGCATTCGGAAAGCCCCGGCCATCTTATAGTTGCCCAGACATTGCTTAGCCTGCATGATACAACTTTCAACAGTAAGTTTCAAATCCGGAGTGAAAGCCGCTTTGTTAATCTGCATTTCTTTTGGAAATTCATTGGCATGGTTATTGAACCATACGATCATTTCATTCAATTCCTCTTCGGAATAAGATTCTTTTTCAGCCATAATACATAAGTTGATGTTAATAGTGTGCAAAGATAAAGGAACATATAATTCATGGGTTATCTTTTAACAGAAATATTATCAAAATAAAACCGTCCCTACTTATCACAAGCCGGAACGGTTCAGATTAGTTATGTTTTGACAATTTACTTCACATTTTATTGAACAAGATACCAATGGATTTGTTCAAAGGGATTTGCCTATTTCTAAAATATTTGTTGTCACATTATTACGTATTACAAAAAAGGAGGGCATCGTGCATCACGAGCCCCCTCTCAAACTTTTATTATGAGATTGGCTTCTACTCCAAAATCACAGGGCAAAGATAGTGAAAATTCTATTCTTGCCTGCTGAATATATAATCCAATTGGAAAATTGTATTTTTTGCTATATAATTTTTGATAACAATTGTATAAAAAACACCCCGACTCATCACGAGCCAGAGTATTCAACTTATGAATTTCAAGTTTTATTATGAGGAATCATTATTACGCCAATGTTTTTTTCGCCAACAGCGCAACAATAATCAGTATGGTTACACAAACACAGGCAAAACCGAATTGTTCATGGAAATAAAAAAAACTTCCCGACTTATCACAAGCAGGGAAGTCTTAATCATAAATTTAAAGTCTTATTATAAGAAATCGTTTCCACGTTGTCGCCTGACCACCGCCAGTACGATAACAACAAGAACTGCCCCACTAACACATGTCAGAACTATTTGTTCAAGCAATTTGGATTCTCTTTTATCCTTCATCATTTCAGTGTACTCTTTCTCATGGATATCGGAAGAGCGTTTCTTGTCGGCATTGAGTTTTATAGTATCGTTTATAACCGATTTCTTGTCTTTTGCCTGATTGAAATTTCCCTCTATTTGCCCGTCCGCCAATAACGGAGGTTTCCCGGTCAGGCTATCGGGCGGTTTTCGGGTATCATAGATACGGAAATCAATCACATAGCTGCCATTAGTGGTTATCAGCTCTCTTAAAGAAGTAGTAGACCCATGTACGATATTGACCGATTCACTCGTGCTGTCCTTCCTGATTACTTCTGTGTCGGATTTGACAGCCTTATGCGAACTGCCACAGGCAAACAGCAGGAACAGACACATGAAGGGAGCCAGCAATATATGCCGGCTTACCCAGTTCATAACTCTAACCAACATAGTCTACAACTTAAGAACTTGCATCCTGTTATTTCCGTCAGCCCGATAACTGACGTGCACCCATGCAAAATTGCTTTCATCAATCAACTGGTCGAAAGGCAGATTCTTGCGGATATGCTCGAATAGTAGCTTATTCTGTTGCCTGTCTCCGGTATCAATGTCCGCCGCTTGTCCGCTCATGTGCTGGCTGGTTTTACTTCCCTTGACGGCCGCATTAAGTTCCGGACAGCGATAACCACTGTTTACTGTTATAGGCTTTCCCCACCACTCACGTAACGGATCAAGCACATTATCTACCAAGGCAGTCAGAGCAGTCACATGCTCCTGTCTGCATCTGTTGTTGATACCCAAGCGGTCAGCAGTCGTTGACTTGCAGAGTTCCGCAATCGTAAAAAACTTCATTTCTTTTCCTCCTTATCTTTAATTAATGTAGCCCTGCGTGGTGGAATACGACGGCCGCATTCGCTGTCGGGCCTGTCACAACGGTTATGTTCGGCATCTTTCAATTGCAGTTCCAGCTCGTGGCACTTATGAATCCATGCCAGCTTATCAGACTGTTCATTACGAAGCTCAACGTATAACGCATCAATCTTAGCGTCACGCTGGGCGATACGTTCTTCCAGCCAGTCAACCTGCTTGCGCTCGTTCTCATCCTCCATCGAATCGGCGGACGCATCCTCTTTCCGTGCGTTAGTCTTGCGGTTCACCCAAAACGTGACACCCCAGCGGACAGCCTCCAATCCCCCGAAAGCCCCGATTATAGCCAACCAGTCGTTTAATTCCATTCTGTCTATTGTTTATCTGATTATAATACTACTTCAAAGATATGTCTATTTACTTGCGTCATTGTTGCAGAATTACTTAAATCCATTGCCACGATATGACAATAAAAAAAGAGCCCGATGACAATATTTATTGCCATCAAGCTCCTGGTTACACTGCAAAGATAGTGAAAACTATTCCATATTCAATCCATATTGAAAAAAATAATCAGGAGCAATATTTCGATTATCCGAAGAATTTAAAGAATCACAATATTAATAGAAAACAAATAGGATTCATGAAATCTACCGGTTGTCTATAAAATCAGATGTTCTCAAGCCTTTATCAGGAAACATCTTTACTTTTTTCCTTTTCCTTTGAACATTTTTCAAGTCACGCACAATGGTGCTGGAAAGTACCTCCGAATAAATCTGTGTGGTCTTTACGGAAGTATGTCCGAGCAGCTTCTGGACTGTTGTAATCGCAACTCCCTGATGAACCAGCAGGGTGGCACAGGTATGACGGCTCACATGGTAGGTTATCCGCTTTTTGATACCACACAATCCGGCCAGCTTTCGAAGCTGCTTATTCACTTCCGAGTTGCAAGGCAAAGCGGCAAAACTTCCGATATCCGGATAACGGTCAAGAATGCCCAATGCCCTGCTTTCAAACAGCAGATGCAACGGCAGACGGATTTCCACCCCTGTCTTAACGGATTTGAAGTACAGCCACCGTTTGCCGTTTATCCTAATGAAATTCTCAGGTGTGAGCTGGCAGAAGTCAGAATAGCGCAATCCGGTATAACAGCAGAACAGGAAGGCATCGAGCACATGGCGCATGGACTTCTCTTCCACTTCGACCGTTTCCAGCTTCTTCAGCTCGTCCGGGGTAAGAAACTCATGTCTGCCTTTCTCCTGTTTGATTTTGTACTTTCTGAACGGATAAGCGTCCGCGTGCATATATCCCTGGTTGATTGCCTCATTGACCAAGGTACGGAGCTGTCTCATGTGCTTGGCTATCGTATTGACCGCATTGCCCTTTTCTCTCAAGTATTGCTCAAAATCACGAAGGAATGTATAGGTAAGATCCTTGAAGTCCAATCCGGAACGGAAGTCATTCAGGACCGCCAGTGTAGAGTGCAGGTTGTCCTTGGTGGACTGCTTCTTGTCCGAATTGTCAATGGCTGATTTGGCGAAAGTG